ACAACAAAATCAGCAGAGCCAACAGAAGAGCCATATTGCGCTCGACCCTCTCTGTTGTAATATCCGCTGGTTTGCAGTCTCATAATATTTTCTGGCGCAGCGTTAAGGGCTTGCTCGTCAATCTCAAAGCCGTAATCATCTACAAGACTATTAGCCATAGATACGCCAGAGTTCATTGTTTCCTGCGCGTATTTATCACCAAAACTGCGATTAGTATCAGCCCCACGAACACCGCCACCAACAGCAAACTTTCCATCTTTAAGGTCAAACTCACCTTGTATTCTTTCGTAAGTTCCAGCCGCGCCGCCTTTAGCCAAAGATGAAATAGACTTCATAATGCTTGGAGCAGATAAAATCATTGAAATAGGGCCGAGTGCAGCCGTTACGCTTGGAGGCAAGAATCCAGCGGTCGCACCAGTGCCGACACCAGTTGTCACTCCAGCCATGCTTGCTACAGTATTCGCAGCATTAACGACATTTACCGCATCGGCTGCGCTTTCAATCCCACCATCTAAAGCCTCAAGGCCAGTAAAAACAGACCCAATATTTCCAGCCACCTCTCCACCAGCGATTCCATCCTCAAGCCCACCATAGTTTTGCGCTAAAGCATCTGCGGCAACATAGGCACTTGTCAGGCTTTCTGCATCTGGGTTTTCAAAGGCATCGATAATAGCGTCAATATCAGCAACAGTAGCAAGGGTCTCACCGACTACTGGAGGAACGATTGGAGCGCCTTGGTCAATTTTTTCAACAATCTCTGGGAAGTTTTTATTAACAATTTCGCTACCAACAATAAATTCTTTAGCATCAAAACCAATGTCGTTAATCGCAGTTATAGCCTTATCAACATTTACTGATGACGGATTATCAATCATATTTTCTACATCAGCATACGCGCCAACAAGGTTGGTTGTTGTTTCAGGCAATGAGTCTAAGAATGACTTAGCGTCATCTTCAAAACTTTTTACAATCTCTGGTGTATCTATTGCTTCGTCTAAACTCTCTGAGATTTTAGACAAAACACTTTCAGAACCTTCTTCGCTTGGCTGGTTTATATATTCACCAATAGCTTTCAGAGGCATTTTTGCTATGTCTTCAATCGGGTCAAGCACAGATTGCTGTATAACTTCTTCCACAGGGTCAAGTATGATTTTAGCCACATCTTCTGTGGGGTCTAACGCATACTGCTGCACGAACTCTTCCACTGGGTCAGCAACAGCTTTGAAGGCATCCTCTGTAGGGTCGAGCATTTTTTGCTGTATAAACTCTTCAGTGGGGTCAACAACACCACGCTTAATAGCTTCCTCAACTTCACCAAGAGGCTCTTTAGCAATCGGATAAATTTGACGCAAAGCCTCTGCTGCTGCAAGAGAACCAGCCAAGTCAAACGGCTCATCCTCTGGTGCGCTAGGTAGAGTCTGCACAGGCATATATAAACCGCCACGGTACATATCACCAAACATAGTTGGGTCTACTGCAATACTCTCCTGAAAGGCTCTCTCAAGGTCAGCATACTCATCAACATATTGTTGCGGCATCAGTGGCTGAATTGTGTCAACTTCTGGAGCTTGACCAAATACACCCTGACTAGGCGCAAACAGTGTGGGGCTAATCTGCTCAAAGTCTTTCATGAACTCTGGCAAATTTTCTGGGCTATATGCTTGCGTAAAAGACGGACGGTCTATGTATGCAATAGATGAGCCAGCCATTTGTGGTGTGCCAAGCATAGGAGGTGCAGCCGTAATACTAGGCGCAGAAATACCAGTGGGTGCAGCGACATTTAAAATGTCCTGCAATTCCTCAAAAGACAATGTTTGAGGAACAGCCATAGTTATACCCTCGGCAGATTAACAGATGTCTCAATATCTGAGCGCAGCTTCTCCAAACGTAACTGACGCTCAAACTCCAACTCTTGACGGCGCAAGTCCAACTCAGCAGCCATCTTCTCACGCTCAAACTGCAACTCAAGTTGCATCTTCTCACGCTTGAGAGCCAATTCATTTTCAGCTTTAGCCATCTCCATTTGCATTTGTGGATTCGGGCCTTGCTCTTGCGGTGGGGGCGGTGGAGCATTACGCGGGTCTTGGAAGAACTCGCTGGCATCTTTGAAACCAGAAAGCTCTGCGATTTTAGACAGAGTATTGCGATATTGGATAGGTGTAACAATCGGATTGTTTGGCCCCATTGTCGCCATGATTCCTTCTTGCTTGGCAGCAATCTGGAACAAAGTAGCAAGCTGTTGCTCACGCTGACCAGTACCAAGACCTACGTTAATCTGCACATCGTACATGTTGTTCCACTGACGCGGGTCCATTGTCACAAAGTTATTACGCAGGCGAATAATCTTCTCTTTGTTTTGATACTTCGTAACCAAGTGCAGGATGCCACGGAACAAGGCGCGTACACCTGTCTCGGCAAACACGCGAGCAATCATCTCAATCTTGCCTTGCGAAGCAGCCTGCATAGCAGCCACAGCAGTAGCGGTAGTGGACTGCAATGCGTCTGCATCAAGACCCATAGACTGCTTGCTGATGCCAGTACGCTGCTCACGCACACTGTCCATGTAGTTCAGCGCAGGGAAGACAGAAGAAGAAACTTCGGGAACTTGAAGAGGCTGAACCGCCCCTGCGGTACGAGTACGCACGATGCCGCCGGGGCGGTTCGTCAACAAGTCATCAAGATTTACTTGGCCTTCAACAGCAACAACACGGGCATTGTTAGTGTTGTAGATGTTGTCGAGCAACTGACGCATCAAGGTTGACTTGATAAGCTGCACATCCATTACAAGCTCTGCAACCGAGCGACCAATCGCACGGTGCGGCATCAGGATAGGTGACAGGATAGCAAATGGAACGTGGTCACACTCTTCGTTTTCAAGAACGTGGTAGCCGTTGCCTACTGTAAGAACACGACGAAACTCAGCCACCCCGTCCCCATCATAGTCAGAACGAATATAACATTCCGTAACGAGAACATCTCGCATGGTCGGGTCAAGGCTGTCGTAAGGAGCGCCTCCTTCAAGGTCTTCAAACCTACTGGTTCTTTCTTCTGAGGTTTCAACATCTGAGACTCCTGCATATTTTTCTATCTCATCTCTGCTGTAACCCATCTGCACAAGGTCACTGACAGACATTGACGAGCGGTGCGCTACAAAGTCTGCATCCTCAAGAGACTTGGCGCGGCTCGTAATCAAAAACTCTTCTGGTGGCACATTCTCAATGCAGACCTTGCCGTCTGTTTTGGTGCGCTTAACTTTGATGTCATACAGCACAGGAGCAGGAATCATCATACCATCAGGGGTAATCATGTCCTCACCGATGGTGCGTTCGTCTTGCTCGACAATCTCGACTTCTGGGTCTGCAAGAATGACAGTTAGCTCTTCATCATTGAGGTCAGCATATTCTTCTGTCTCAATATCTGTCTTCTCATCCCAGTAAAACTTAACGACACCGTTCTTCAGAATCAAAGCATCCTTGAACCAGTTGTGCATGATTTCAAAACCACGGTTATCGTTATTGATAACCCAGTTGCAGTAATCACTGGCTTGTTCGGCTACAGCTACATCTTCTGGCCCGTGAGGTGCGAAACGCACATACTCTTCAGACTGCGTAAAGATACGCATCAAGGACGGCATGATGTGTTCGATAGTGTCAGATACTTCGGTGCTAACAACTTGAGAGCGGTCTGGCTGTTCATTGCCAAACGGTTCGCCCAAGTAATAGTCCATCGCGTCGATACGGTCTTGCGAGTACTCCGTATCGTAGTGACCTAGCGCTTGTTCAATCTCATTGCGAACAATGCCCTGAAACTCAATGTCGTCCATTTTAGCCATAACTATGCTTTCTTAGATACTTTAGCCTTTTTAGCCGTTTTAGCTACTTTAGCTACTTTAGGCTTTTCCTTAACAACAGGAGCTTCACTTAGCGGCTTGCGACAGCCTTTGCAACGCTCTGTGTAACCATTTGGATTGGGGTATCCGCAATGTGGGCAAATCATTTCTCTGTCCTCTGTTTGCGTGGGCGACCACGTTTCTTAGGTGCAGCCTTCTTAGCTACTTTCTCCGCTTCCAATGCTGCTGCTTTCTCGGCGGCACGGTTACGTGTGTAAACAGTAACATACATTATTTTTTCTTCTTAGTAGCTTTTTTCTTGACTACCCTTTTGCCCATCTTACTTGCATAAGACTTCGCTGCTGTTTTACCCTTCTTGGTGTAAGGGAACTTTTTTCCTGCTACGTTTGGCATATCTAACTCCTACCACTTAACTTTATGTGACCAGTATTTTGCAGACAACTTACTTGTCGGCTTACCTTGTGCGTTATGACGCGCATAATAAGAACGCTTACGCGCTTTGTCTTTTGCAGTCTTTGGATTTTTGCCAGCACCACGCACACCTTGCTGACCAAAACGAATGAGGCGAATCTTGTCACCTTCTTTTGCTAGAACCGCATGGCTTTTCTTCGGATGCTTGGGGGTGCGCTTCGGCTTGTTGTAACCAGCAAAACGCTCACCACGATAGACGATAGCCATTAGCGAATCCTCATATTGCTTTTCGGGCCGAGCTTCTTACGAATGTGCAGACCACGTTTTTTATGACGGCGACGCACTGGTGTTCGCACCTCAAACGTAGTTACAACCTTCTTAGCCATCAAGCCTCTCCGTAAATGCCATCTTCCGTAACGCGGATGGACGAAACAATCTCCATGTATTCGTCAGGCGAAATCTCCGCCATTTGACCACAATACGCAGATGCAAGCAAGGTCAAGTTCA